CTGCGTTCTGTCCTAGTACACTTGCTAGGTTACGTGGAACACTGTTCAACAGTGTTTCTAATTTTTCTATACTATTATAGAATTGTTTTGTCTCGTCGTCTGTGAACTTTGCACTGCCTGACACATCTTTGTATGTGGCATTGTCGAAGAACACATCATTGCTTTTCGTAAATGAACTAACGTCCGCTCCGCCCGATGCTGACATGTCTGCAAGTGTGTCGCCATTGTATGTGGTGTGAAATATGATTCCCACCTTGGCTCTGTCTATCTGTTTTCCTAATTCACTTGCTTCTGGCACTGCATAAGTTATTGTGTTTGGCGTGAATGTAAGATTAGGCTTGCCATCGATATTCTTTCTAATGATGTCTCCGTCTGTGTACAACAAGTCGCCTTGCACCACACCTTGAATATTAATTTTCCTTAAATGCACAAGACACTTCAATAGTTTTTGTCCAAGTTCGTCAGTGCCATGATTGTTGGCTATGTCTTTCTTTGTGTAATTAATTTTGGCCGCCTGTGCAAACACTGATTTAGTTCCAACAAAGAACTTGCCGTTGTCTGGGTTAATACCACACACCACAGCAGGAGCACCGTCCCACTTCACTGACACACTCATTGCTTCTGAGCTTGAACCTTTTAGTGTCAGCAGTAGTCCTCTGAAGTATTCAAGCACGGCCTTGCCACCTTCGTAACCGTCCGTGATTACAATGTCTTCTATGTGTTCAAGGTGTGTCCTCTTAAACTCTGTTAGGACATCTTCTATCAACATTGATTAGTCCTCTTTGTATTCGCCGTCTTTGATTTTAAGAACGTTTTTCTTGATGTCTTGGTTCTCTTTTATACGAGCAACACCTTTGCTGAACTTGGATGCATCCATGTTCTTAATTGCTGAGTTGAATTTTTTTTCTAGTTTGAATGCTGTGTCCTGATCAAAGTTCTCTCTGATATACGTAATCAGCCTTATTGTTGACTCTAGTATGTGTGAGGCTCTGCTCTCCACCACCTCTTCCTTGTCCCTGCGTAAGGGCATTGAGCTTAATTCTTCTAATAGGCTTTTGGTTTGTTTCTGCATTGTAGGTATTTACTCCTTATTGTAGCACAATTCTATTATAAGTCTACTGATTGATATAGGTTAACAGGTATTTCTCGAGGTGTTTGTACTGTTCTTGTGCATGATGTATGTTAAAATCAACCCCATTATTGTCTTTCATACTATTCCACATGTACCAGTTACCACAAAAAGTAAAAAGATCGATGATGTTATTATTTGATTCTATGAGTTTTACTTTGTCAAAACCTTTTAATCCGTTGATATGCTTCATGTCAAACTTGTTACACATATCAAAAAATAAATGCTTGATACTTCTACTTTCCAAGAAAGCACTTAGCATTATGATCTCCGTGAACATCTTATCCCAGTGTGTGCTGGTTGTTGGTATGGATCCGTAATAAAGATCTAACATGGTCTTCAACTTGTCTACGTCCACATCAGAACGTAACTCGTCTTTGTATTTGTCAATAAACTCTTTTCGTTGTAATGGGAACCAAGACCCATCTATTGGATCTAGTGTTTTTTTTATTGCAAGTTCCCACCTATGACAAAATGTAATAGGAACTATCACGAACTCAGGATTACCGTTTTGTGCTATCCATTCTACTGTGCTTCTACAAGTCCTTTGAAAACTTGTTGCTTGTTTAGATAGGTTGATAACATTGTCGCACCCCACGGATCTTATAAACCTGTCAGATGGGTGCCAAAGTTCGCCAAAACTACAACCGTTTACAAGTAGGGTTTTCATTTGACTTTCCTATAGATAAAATACTTCCTTTGATTAGTATCATCACGTATATCTAGAATTTTCAGGTTGAACATCTCTGCTAGTTCTATGATGAAAGGCACGTTCCAAGCAAAAAATTCAATCCAGTCCGCTTCTGGTTTATCGTGTTGTACACCAGGGTTTACCCTAAAGAATAGAGTGCCACCGTCTGCTAGTAATTGCACACACCTTCTGACTTCTGAAATTATCTTTTCCTTGCTACCAAAATTTACAGATCCTAGGCAAAGTATCACATCAAAAAGTAAATCAGTTTTGTATTCTAGTGTTCCGACCTCTAAGTCTGCATTTTTATTATAAGGATCAATTCCTATAAGATTTTTTATTTTGCCTTTGAATTCGTTATATCCACATCCTACATCAAGTACCGCCCTTGGATTAAGATTATTGACTTCGTCGATTAGTTGTACACCAGAGTACTTCCATTTTTTCATGTCATTCTGCCAATACTTGGAGAAATATTTGTGAAGACTTGCATCGTCTATTGCCTCTGCATATTTTTCTAGTGAGTCGCAACGTTTCACTTCAACTCCGAATGTTTCTTTTATCCACGGTTGTGTGATCTTGGTAAGATCATTTTGACTGTGCCCAAGCAGTTTGGCGAATATTTTTTTATTCATACAACTATACTATATTATCGTAATTAGTAAGTCTATATTTTTTTCTTTATAGGTTTAGATAAGATGTCTTTAGTTTTGGAAGTGAGCACCCCGGTGACAACCAACATTGGGCGAGGTTTATTGCTGGCGTTTGCTGTTGCGTGTGGAATGTTTGGCCAATCAAACGTATGAATGTCGCCTGCTCGCCATCTGTTGAACTGTTCATTACCGTAGATAAGGAATTGTCCTGGCTCCCAATCCTGCAACATGATCATTATTCTAATAACATTCTTCGCATCAGCGTCTAGGTCATACAACTTGTCAACGTGCATATTTAGAACTTCTCCAGTGAATTGTATGTGTAGTTTGCTTCTAACAGATTCAAGTGCAAAGTAGTCTGTCATCTTTTGTAGTGTGGGGCATTTTGTAAAATCTTTCAGTCCTCTGTATATTGTCATCTTGGGATCAGCACCTGCCATCTTAAGATCATTCTCTTCTGCTTGTACATTTATATTAGTATTTTCTCTGCCCGTACCTTCCCTACGGTTGCTCCAATTCAATGGCTTGGCATCTTTAATGACTGATTGTAATTCTGTCTGCCACCCGCCTGTGAACTTGCCTAAGTGTTTCACACAATCTGTGTCGTTGTGCCATTTATTAAAATGATAATTGCTACGTGCTTTTGCGTCTTCCCAATTACTTGTAGACATATACCTGTATTCCTTTGTCTGCGTAATTATGTATCCTGCCCTTTGTGTTGGGGAAACTTATTTCTAACAACCTGCAAAGGTCTACATTGTCTCTGGGTCGAGAAATTTTGTCTTTGTTATCCTTTATGAACTGCATCATGTCCTTGTTTTCATTTTGTATGTGTAGCCACATCTCATCTAGATTTTGGAAGTGTCTGTAGTTTGGATATGTTATATTGAATTCACCACATAGTTTCCACCACTCCAAACATTCGTAGTCATTCCTGTACACCATGACTATTGGATGTCCAGATTGTTTAAGTGTATCAAGTTGGTGTGCGAATGTGTGCGACTTTACAATGCGTTTGCCTTTGCCAGAAAATGGACTGTCCCAATCTGTGTTTTCAAACTCCATGTCTGGATCCCAATATGCACCAATGTGCATAAGGTGTTTGCGTCCAGGGGTATCAGCATCGTGGAAGTAGCGTCTCTCCTCGGAGTAGTCAGAGTGATCTATGTCATCACTCCAGTAGATGTTTTTAACAACACTACTCCACTTTGATCCTGGTGCCCCTGTAAACAAAATATACATCTACTTGGTCAACTCTTCCTTGTAGATCGCATTGTATCCTAGTTGATTTTTTCCAAAATCAGATAGTGTTTTCAATGCACCTGGTGTGATGAATGACTTCAGTGTTCTCACTGCGGCGTCACCCTCTTCACCTGTTCTCCATTCATACTTGCCAACTTTCTTTTCGATAGCGGCAACTGACTCTGGATCCTTTATCATGTCATTGAGAGCGGCAACAAGTTTGTCCTTGTTTGGATTGCCCTTGTTTACCCAGAATGCTTTCTGCAAAGCATCTCTCCAACTCTTAACAAGTTTGTATGCATCATAGAAGTCGCCACTTGGTGCGACCCCATATGTGGATTCATACAGTGCCTCGAATGTTGGTTCAGTGAAGTTAGGATCCTTGTCATGCTCACCCGTTT